TACTAATATTGCTGGTCAGCAAGTTAACGTTGGTTCGGAAAATGAAATAAATTTAGATGCTAAAGTTATAAATATTAGCGCAGAAATTTTAAGATTAAGAAATAAAAGACAAAGACAAGTTTTAATTGATAGTGGTCTTGGTGTTAATAAAAATGTTGTTATAGGTGGTGGGTTATCGGTTGAAGGAGAAACTTTCTTACAGCATGTTACTGCTCCTGCTGAAACTCAAGTTACTAATACAACGCAAGCTTTAGGTCAAACGGTGCAAAATGCTATTATAGGTTATGTAAATTATTATTGGACTGATCCTGGCGGAGCTGCTACAGTTCCAGTTTATGGTGGTACAATGGGTGGGGTTCCTGTTCCTGATACTATTACTACTTATCCTCATACTCACTCATTTGAAAATTTACCTTTAACTTTAACTGATACAAATGAAAGTACTCGTAACTCTGCAAAAAATCAAGGTATTAATAGTGAAAATAGAGTATTAGCAAGTCCACAACATAATACTTTAAAATCTGGTATAACCGTTAGTGCATCTACTTCAGGAATTGCAGGTGTTGGTCAAAGTGATTCATCAGGTACTCTTAGCGTTACATCTTCTGCAGGTAATGTAAATTTCTATAGTGGATAAAGATTAAATGTTTTAAAATTTGATAGTTATTAACCTATATTAAATATTATATATGATAAAATTTACAGAATATATTGTCAATAATAGTATAACTACTACATTGGCTGATGATAAATTTGATATTGGCAGTCCATTCAATTTTATTGAATATTTAAATTATGTAAAAGTTATTGATGATAATGATTTAGAAAATTTTAATCAGTATAAAAGATATTTAGAAAAATGGAAAGAAACTGATTTTGCTAATAATAAAAATAATAAAATTAATATTCGTTCGATTTATTTGAACTTTTTTAATGATTTAACTTTAAAATATTCTACACAAGAACAAAGAAGATTTTTTAATACTGTTGATTTAAATGATGAAGATTCTTTAATGAAAATTATACCATTTTATAGATCAAAAATAGTAGAAATTTTAAATTATTATAGAGAAAAAAGAAATACTTTTAAAAGAGAATTAAGAGAAAAACAAGGTAAAGGTAGTAATTTAAGTGTTAAAGATCAAATAAAAAACAATATTGCAAATTTCTTTACAAGTTCAGATTATACTGGTGAACCAGTATCTTTGTCTTCTTTAAGAGTAGATGTAGAATTAGGTTACGATACTTTTAATGATTACTATGATATAAATCCTGCATCAGTTGATTCTACAGAAACATATAAATCAAATAATATAGATTCTAATTCATATTTAAATATTGATCAAGCTTTAATAAACGTTTTAAATCAAAATAATATTACTTTAATAGAGTTAAATCCTTTTAAGCTTGTTTTAGAATTTAATGAATTAAATACTAATTTTTTACAAAGAGATGATTTTATAGACTATAAAATAAGTAGTGCTTCAGATACATATAGAGTACTATATGAAGCAGAAATATCAGAAAATTTAGTAGGTACAGATTATTTTTATCTTAGTACTAATACACCAAATATTAGTTCCACTGAAACACAATTTGTTTCAGGTAAGTTATTTGAAGCTAAAAATAAAGCTAAAAATTTATTTAACATTAACTTTCCATCAGTCAAAGCAAAAGAAAATCAACCTGATAGTTATGAAAGAAGTATAGGTTTATTTTTTAACCCTACTAAATTTTCAATCTTAAAAGTTGACGGTAATTTTATTAATAAAATAAAACCTGAATTAAATGAAAATTTTGTATATATATTTCCCGATCCTAGTGAATATGGCGATGTTGTAAATTTAAGTAATACTAAAAGAGAAAACCCTTTCAATTTTTTCTTTGATTTAAATACCTTTAAAAATATTTCATCTTCTTCTTCTCGAAATACAGTAAAAGCTGATGAAAGAAATCATTATTTTCATGCTTATCAATCGTTAGAAAACAGAAGAATTAATATAACTAATGAGAGTAAATTTTCAGATTCAATAACAGATTTAGTTAATTTCGGTTCTATTGAAAAAATTGAAACTGACATTTACGGTAATGAATATATTCAAGTTATTCCTAATAAAGGGGTAATTTTAAATTCTGAACGTTCAACAATTATACAGGATGCAGTTTTTGACTCAGGGAATACTATTGATATATCGGAAAATAGATATGGTGAAGTTGAAAAACTTTCAGGTTGTTTTGATAAAATAAATGGTTATAAAAAAATATTTGTTAAAGATGTTATCAATAAAGAATTAAAACCGTTATCAAGTTCAAGCTTTAATATCATTTATGATAAATTTTCATTTAATAGTACCCTATATAGCCAAATAACGGGGTCTAATATTTTAGATTTAAATGTATATGAGGATAGTTTTAGTATAGATCTAAGTAGTTTTTCTATAGTTGATGCATTTAAATATGATGGTAATTACTTACAGCAAACTAATTCCCCTTTAATTATAGAAAAAGATAGTGATCCTGAATTTTCTTTTATAACCAAAGATTGTTATAACAATAATTCAATTTACAAATTTAATATAAGTTTATCAGGTTTAAGTGCATCAAATACTTTTTTGTATGAACTATATAAATTTGATACACAGAAAAAAACTATAGATGAAATAAGTACAAGAAATACTGAAACATCTACGTATTTTATTAATGCATTCGATTTTAGTCACTATACCGGTAGTATAACTATTAATAAAATAATTAATAGTGATTTAAAATATAATAGTTTAGATGACTCATACATATTGACAACTACCTTTAATAATACCAATAATTCAATTGTAATACATATTTTAAACTATAAAATAATTAATAATAAAATTTCTATTGTAAGTAATGATTTATTTTCAAATGTTACTAATAATGATTCCTTAACTGCATTAAGAGCTCAAGTTAAAGCTGAAGCTACAAAAGCAAATCCATCCTCGCCTACAGATCCAGCAGATCGTTTTTTCAATTTTTTAAATGGTGGTGGTGATTGTATTTTACCTTCTTTATCTTTTCCAGCTGCTAGTTTTATAAGAACAATTACTTTAGCTTATTCAGGGGTAACTGATATAAATTTTGATTTACAAAATGTGACTCAATCATCTAACGGGGCGAGTTTATATAAAGCTATTGTTGACTATGGTGATAATGTTAACGAAACATTATATTCTAAATTTCAATCTGATGATACTTTAAAATTAGATAATTTTTCTCATAGATATAATTCTTTTAATGATGCAGTCTCTTCAACGGGTTCAATTAAATTTTATTATGAAAACGGTAATGTTACTACTTTAAGTTTAAGATTAGTAAAATTAATTGACGATATAGAACCTTTAAAATTAAAAGCAATTAATGGTCAAAAAACTAATTTAGGTGAATTTGCTTTAAATTTAATAGATAAAAATAATACCTTATATAGTTTTATTACTAATAAGAGAAAAATATTTACGAGAGGATCAATATTAGTAACACACCCAGAAACAGGAGAACTTTTAAAATTATATGGACCAGGTAGTTCAGGTGGTAAACCTGATGGTGGAAGCGTAACCTGTGGTAGAGATGGAGGTACAACTAGTTTTCTTTTTGCTACCGCAGGCGCATTTGGTGCTAGTACAGCCAAACCAGGGGTAGGCTATGAAAGAAGAAAAGGGTGTCTAAGAGGTTTGGTAGTGGTCACTGATTCTAATGGCAATATTACATCTTTTTCTACTTCAGATGGCTCAACCACTAATAATTTTAATTTAAAAACTTTACTTACAAGTGCATCGGGTCAAAGTTCTGCTATTTCTAATATTACTAATACTGCAGGTACTCATGAATTTGTTTTTGAATTCTTTGGATGGAGAAGGAAAAAAAATCAATTAAATGATATAGCTTGGGTATCTGATGATTCAAAATATACTATATATAGTAGCTTTAAAAATCCAACTTTTTCTTAATAAATATCCATATGGCAATAAAATTAAATATTTTTCAACCTACAAAAGAAAGAAATCTAGATGTTATATATAGAGATATAAATTTAGATGCAGATGTAGGTATTGTGAAATCTAATGAATTAAATGGACCTACCAATTTAAAAGATTTAAACACTGCAGTAAATTTTGAGGCTATAAAAAATTCTTTAATTAATTTAATAACAACTTTTCAAGGTCAAAAAATATTAAATCCAGAATTTGGAATGAACTTTGGAGATCTTTTATTTTTACCAGTATCAAAAGCTAGAGCTACAGTAATAGGGGAAACTATTAATAATACTGTAATAGGTTTTGAGCCTAGAATCAAAATCCAATCTATTGAAGTAATAGCTGATATTGAAATGCAAGAATATGAATTAAATATTATTATAAATATACCTGAGTTTAACAATAACCCTTTAAACTTAAAAGGAAGATTAAACAAATCTGGTTTCTATAGTTATTAATTAAATATAATTATGGCAGAAAAAAATTTAACTGATTTTAGTTTATCAAGAGATAATTATGTTGCTTTTGATGCAAGATCATTAAAAGAACTAATTCAAACTAGATTAGATCAAGGGGGTATATATACTGACCAAACTTTTGAAGGTAGTAATATGTCTTCTATTATTGATGTTATTGCTTATAGCTATCATTTACTTTTATTCTATTTGAATCAAACGTCTGCTGAATCAATGTTTTCTGATACTAGTATATATGAAAACATGAATAGAATAGTAAAATTGATAGATTACAAACCTAGAGGTTATCAAACTTCATTACTTGCATTTAATTTAACTGCGAATAGTTTACTACCTATTGATTCATATACCATAAAAAGATATAGTTATATAGTAGCCGGTGGAGTTTATTATTCATTTATTAATGATAGTACTTTTAATAAAACAGTTGCTGGTAACCAATCTTTAGATAATTTTTCAAGTGAAAATATTTTAAGGGAAGGACAATATTTTGAATACCCTGAAGTTATAGCATTAGGAGAAGATTTTGAAACTGTAACTTTATCAGTTAGAAGTAGTGATGATAATTTTCAAGTAAATGTAGATAGTAACTCAATTGACGTATATGTGCAAGATGTAAATACAAATAAAATAGTTGAATATACCGAAACTAGTAGTTTATTTTTAGAAAACTCTGATTCTACAGTAGTTGAAAAAAGATTAAATGAAAATGGTTTTTACGAATTCAAGTTTGGTAATGGAGTTTTTGGTAAGAAATTAAATGAAGGTGATAAAATTTTAATTTATTATATTCAAAGTTCTGGTGAATCTGGAGTAGTATCTCCAGGGGTCCTTGATGGTAACTCTTTAAATTTATATAATACTCCCAGGTTTCAATTAATAAGTGATAATATTTATAATACTACATTTAATTTTTTAACTATAGAGGAAATACAAAATTTAACATTTTCTAATAGTTTAAAATCTACAACGCCAGTTGAAAGAGAAGATATCGAAAGTATAAGAAATAATGCCTCTAAAAACTTTCAATTACAAAATAGAATTATAACTTTAAAAGATTATAATGATTTTTTATCTACTAATTTTTCGCAAGTTTTAAAATCTTTTACGGTTGTAAATAATGATGATTATGTCGATCAATATTTAAATTATTTTTTAAATATAGGTTTAAATAAACCTAATGATGATAGTAGAGTTTTGTTTAACCAGGTTAACTTTAATTCAATAAAATCTTCTCCCAGATCGGAAG